ATATGCAACTAAAGCAGCATTACAAGAAGGTATTGTTCCAGGTGGTGGTGTAGCTTTGCTTGATGCATCGTATAGCATAGTTCCTGCCGATGACGGCGAATCGATTCTTCTTGAAGCAATAAAATCACCTTACGCTACAATACTTGAAAATGCAAACTTAGAATATAAAGAGTCTGGCAAATCAGGTAAAGGAATAAATGTAATCAACGGTAAAATTGTTGATATGATTAAAGAAGGTGTTATAGATCCAGTACTAGTTACTAAAACAGCTCTAAAGAATGCAGTTAGTGTTGTTAATACTATTTTCTCTGCAGATTGTGTAATTAATAATGTTAGGATACATGAAAGCAATTAATTACTACGTAGTCATAGAGAAGATAAAAGAAGCACCAAAGAAAGTTGGTGGTTTAGAACTAACTGAAGATCAAAACAAAGACGTTAGATATTTAAAAGGCAAAGTAATATCTGCTGGTAATTTAGTAGAAGGCCTTAATAAAGATGATATAGTTCATTATGACAAAGTAGCCGGTCACGGCATTGAATGGAAAGATAAACTGTATTACGTATTGAAACTTGGTGACATAGTGCTTGTAGAATGAGAATAAGTACAGATGACATAAAAGATTTAAATTTATTAAAATATTACAGGCTCATTCGTAAATGGGCCTGTAAAACTTATAATATAAAGGATGCTGATCTTGAATTGCTAATCTATTTAGATTGCAAAGATCGATTTACACGTAATGAATTTATTGATGGCGTGTATACCTACAGTTGGGATAAAGACAGATGGGAAAGACTAAGAAGAGACGGTTGGATCGATGTTTGGAGAGCACGAAAAGGTAAGCTGCAAAAATACACAATATATAAGACAAGTTTTAAATGTAAGCAATTGATTAAACGAGTGTATCGTATAATGCTTGCAGAAGAAGATTTGCCTACAGGATCAAGAAGTAAATTTTTCAATAACAGATCGTATACGGACAAAGTTTATAATAAAGCTATTGACGATATGATCAAAGATAAAAACAGATAATTATGCCAAAAGTAAGAAACAAAAAATTTGATAACACAGCAAAAGGTAAAGCAGCAGAAAAAAAAGCAGCAGCTAAAAAGAAAAAGAAAAAATAGTTATGCCTAGTAAAAAAGCGCCCTCAAAGAAAAAGTCAAAAGGCTATTACAATAAAGTTAATAAGAAAGGCGGTAAAGGAGCGAAAGCTGGTGGAGGTATGTCTAAAAAAGGCGTAGCTAAATACAGAAGAGATAACCCGGGTAGCAAACTTAAAACTGCAGTAACAACGCCTCCATCTAAATTAAAGAAAGGAAGTAAAGCTGCAAAAAGACGTAAATCATTTTGCGCGAGATCAAAAGGCTGGAAGTCCGAAAGAGGTTTGGCTGCTAGAAGAAAATGGAATTGTTAATATGAAAAGTAGAGGCTTAGGTGATTCAATAGAAAAATTTACCAGAAAAACAGGAATTAAAGGATTAGTTAATAAAGTATCAAAAGGTTTGAATATACCATGCGGTTGCGAAGGTAGACAAAAAGCTATGAATACTTTATTCCCATATAAATATAAAAAATAAATATTATGATAATTGGAAGTAAAGAAAAAAACACGCCTACTACTTTTAGCGAAAATGACGTTAATATAATTAGTAACTCTCCCCAAGGAAAATTAAGTAGTTACAGTCCCGGGGAAATAAGTAATCCTAGAAGTGAAAAATACAGCCAAGCTCAAGCTTCTTCTACAAGTTTTCCAGGGTCAGCAAACTTTGGCATACAGGGGCCGTTTAATGAATCATATACAGATACTGGTAGTGGTAATTTTAACGTTAGTTACAGTTTAGGAAATAGCGGGGCTAATACATTGCCGAGCACACCACCTCCTGTTACTAAAAAAACTACACCAACAATAGCTGAAAAAATTAGCGTTGATAGCGGACCATCTGGTTCAGGTGGTTTTGGAAATGCTTCACTTGGTAATTTTGATATTAAACCGGTTAAGTTTGATAAAGTGGATCTCAGCGGTGGTAAACCGAATGAAACTCAAGCGTTAACGCCAAAGGAAATGAGAAGAAACCAAAGAAATGTTAAATTCTTAAAAAGAAGAATTAGAAAAGGTGAAAGAAAAGGAGATGATATGACATCTACTAGGCAAGCACTAGGTAATGCTCAAGCCCAACAAGCTGGTAATTTTAAGCCGGGTCAAAAATTTAAAACGCCCGTTGGTACTGGTAGTTATGTAACACCGAAACAAAATAGAGAAAACAACGGATCTGTTATTGGAAATACTTTAAAAAACACATTTGGTAAAAAAGAAGGTAAAAGTAAAGTAGGCAATGCCTTAAAAAACACATTTGGTAAAAAAGCAGGAGGTAGCAAAGTGGGGAATGCATTAAGAAGTGCCGGAGGAATATTTAAAAAGAAAACAAAATCTAGTAAAAGCTTTAAGGGAGGTATGATATGAGTAAATTATTAGCTAAGTTATTTGGAGGAGCAGCAGGTGGTGTAGTTAGTAAACTAACCGGCATCGCTGACAAGTTCATTCAAACAAAAGATGAAAAAGCTGCGTTTGAAAAAGAAATGACTCAAATATTTATACAAGCCGAAGCTGAAATGCAAAAGAACGTTACAGATAGATGGAAAGCAGATTTAGAACACGGTAATTGGCTCACGCGCTCTGTTAGACCACTTGTTTTAGTATTTCTAATAGTAACTACAGTTATAATGGTTTTTGTTGATTCTGGATCAATTAATTTTGATGTTGAGGAAAAATGGACAGACCTTCTGCAGTTAGTTTTAATTACAGTAATTGGTGCATATTTTGGTGGACGAAGTGTTGAAAAATTAAGAAAAAAATAAATGGCAAGAATAACCTCTTATGCTTTAGATACAACACCAGATAAGAACGATAAAGTTATTGGTTCTGATGCTGGAGGTGAAACAAGAAACTTTTCATTTGAGGGTATATCTAATTTTTTTAATACATCGGGGTTAATTAATCTTGATGGGATTGTAAATAAATTTATTCCAGTAGACACTGATTTGTCTTCTGGATTTTTTAAATTGCCAGGGGGTGGAACCGGTATTGCTTTTAGTTCAATAACTTCATTAAAAGTTTCAATAAATAATTTAGATAATTTAAACATAACAGAGTTTTATAACCATTTAGTAGGACAAGGTTTAAAAATATCGAACGTTAACAACATAAGCGAATTTGGACATTATTCTTTTATAAGTGCTGTTCAAGCAGACCCATCAGATAATTTTTTAACTTTTACAGTTGGCTATTTAGGAGGCAACGGATCCCTCAGAGATAACAAGTATTATTTATTTAATTTAGATAATTCAGGAAGAACAGATAAAAACTTTACATCTCCTAATATAAATTTTTTAGCTGGTAATGCAAAAACAATAGCACACAATTTAGGAAAATTTCCTTCAGTAACGACAGTTGATTCTGCAGGTTCTCATATTGTTGGTGACATTCAACATATAGACAATAACAATTTCACAATAACATTTAAAGCCTCATTTCAAGGCAAGGTATACGTAAACTAATAAACTATGGCACTTTCATATTTAACAGACATTAATTTAAACAAAAACGAATTACAGAATGCGGTAATTCAGAAAGTAGGTACTGACCCTTCTTCAGGATTAACCGCAGGTTGGTTAATTTATAATACAGCATCTAATCAGTTAAAAGTATATGATGGGAGTGATTGGGCTAATGTTGGTGGTGATATAACTAGAGTTAATATTACAGCTGGAACTGGATTATCTGGTACTCTTGATACTCAGTCTGGGGCACACACACAAACGATTGATTTAGCAAATACTGCAGTAACAGCAGGATCATATGGTTCAGCTACTGCAATACCAACTTTTACAGTTGATGCACAAGGTAGGTTAACAGCGGCCGGTACAGTTAGTATAACAACATCACTTACTATTGACGGTGATTCTACAACTCAAGATGTATCTTTAGCAGATGATGATCTTAAAATTGTAGGTACTACAAATGAAATAGAAACAGCAGTAACTAAATCTGGTACGGATGTTTCATTAACAATCGGTCTTCCAGACGATGTTACAATTGGAAACGATTTAACGGTACTTGGAGATTTACAAGTTACAGGAACAACAACAACTAACAATGTAGAAACAGTAAGTACATCAAATGGTATTATATTTGAAGGTACTGTCGCAGATGCTCATGAAGGTACTTTATTGGCTGGCGCATTAACCGCAGATGTTACATATACGTTACCAGACAAAACAGGTACGGTAGCAATGACAAGCGATATTACTGATAGGTTTTACGCTACATCTATAGGTGACGGATCTGCTACTTCTTATACTGTAACACATAATTTAGGCTCTCAAGATGTAATTGTACAATTATACGATGCAAGCTCACTAGATACTGTCTTTGCGGATGTGGTTAGAACATCAACTTCAGTTGTTACAATTGATTTTAACTCTGCACCAACAGCGAACGACATAAGAGTACTAGTTACAAAAATAGGTTAATATAATTTAATATGGCAAATCGCTTTCTTAGTAATATAAGAATTAACGACGCGTACACTTTTCCCGCGTCAGACGGAACAAATAATCAAGTTATTAAAACAGATGGTTCTGGTAACTTGTCGTTTGGTCAGTTAGCGGCTGATTCTGCCTCTGTAATGTACAAAGATACATTTACAGGAGATGGTAGCACAAGTGTTTTTAGCTTGGCTAACGCATTAAACGATGAAGTCCAGTCTAATGTATACATAGACGGTGTTTATCAATCTAAGAGCACTTATTCAGTCTCTGGTACAACTATAACATTTTCCACTGCACCTCTAAGTGGTCACGAGATAGAGGTTATATCTACAACAGGTATAAACAGTGGTCCGACAGCAATCTACACAGATACATTCACGGCTAACGGATCAGCAACAGCATTCACATTAGGACAAACCGTTCACAGCGAGAATCAAACTATAGTATTTTTAAATGGTGTATACCAATTTAAAGGTACTTATACTTTAAGTGGTACTACATTAACTTTAGATACTGCACCTGCAAATGGTGTATCTATAGAAGTTATGAGTATTGGTTCTGCATATTCAGGTGGCGATATATTATACGATCATGATTTTACATCTGCTGGTTTAATGACAAGCGATGGATCGGGCGTGTATAGCATAACCGCAAACAACTCCGCAAACTGGAATACAGCTTACGGGTGGGGAGACCATTCTACACAAAGCTACGCAACACAAAGTTATGTTGGCACGCAAATATCAAACTTAGTTGACAGCTCACCAGCAACATTAAATACATTAAACGAGCTTGCTGCGGCTTTAGGAGACGATCCTAACTTCGCGACAACAACCGCAAATAGTATTGGATTGAAAGCACCATTAGCTTCACCTAGCTTTACTGGAAACTCAACTTTTGCAGAAAATGTAACAATTGGGGATAATAAAAGTATTATAAGCAATGGTAGTGTAAGAATTGATATTGATAATGACAATAATTCAACTACAAGGGCTTTTGTCGTAAGAAATAACGGCGGTGCAAATACTTTGTTTAGAGTTCAAGAAGATGGATACATAGGAATTGGAGAAGACAGCCCGCAAGAAAACTTGCATATAACCGCTACAACGCCCGTATTTAGATTAGAAGGAGGTTCCCATTCTTATCAACAATACGTTAGTGGAACATCTTTTTACATAAGAGATGTAACAAATTCTTCAAATAGAATTATTTTAGACAGTTCGGGAAACGTCGGTATCGGAACGATTTCGCCTCTTACAACTCTTCACGTTAATAAATCTAGCGACGCTCAGGTTTTAGTTCAAGGAGCAAATAAAATGGCATTACATCAAGATGCAGCTTGGAATTCAAATATTCTTTTGGGGTGCTACTATGATGGAAGTAATATTGTATATGGAACTACAAATAGAGGGGCTTTTAAAATTGTAGGTTTACACGATAGCACTACTCAACCTCAAACATTAAGTATATATGGAGCTAACGGCGCCTCGCCAGCTGGATCAACTGTTACATTCAATTCAGTAGGTTTTTCTCAAGATGAAGACGGCAATGTCGGAATCGGAACTACTTCGCCAGCTAGTAAATTTGAGGTTTACGGTGGTAATTCTGGGGTTAATGATGTAGATAGATATATAAGATTTAAAGCTTCTAATGGTGAAAAAAGATTTGACTTTTATGTAGGTGGTACAGGCAACGCATCAAGCTTAGGGATGTATACCTCTGATGGTACTACAAAAAACGTACAAATTGCATCTGGTGGTACTTCATATTTTAATGGAGGAAACGTAGGAATCGGAGTTACAAGTCCTACCGCAAAATTAGATGTATTTAGAACAATAAATATAACTTCAGATAACGATACAGGTTATGTTAATTCTGCTTTAATTTTAAATTCAACTGAAAGTAATTCAAGAGGTGCTGGTGTATTTATGCACAATACAAATGATGACCAAGAGTGGTACACGGGGGTACCTTACGCCGCTAATTTTGATAAATGGATGATTGCACATAAAAGTACAGCTAGTCATACCGATACTACTAGCGAACAAGCGAACGCTTTATTAACGGTGCTGTCTGGAGGAAACGTAGGTATTGGAACGACTTCGCCTAGTGAGTTATTACATTTAAATAAAGCTACAGGTGATCCAAGAATTAAACTAGAAACTGGTGGCGGTGGTGATCCTGGTATTATATTTCAAAGTGCAAATAATAGAACCGGTGAAATGTATTTTCAAGATGGCTCAACATCAGCTAGGTTTAGTTATAATCATTCAAATGAATCATTTAACTTGTATGCACACAATCAAACATCTATTGATTTTCATCTTAGCGAAACAACAACATATTTCCCAACTCAAAACGTAGGAATCGGAACGACTTCACCTAGCAGGAAATTAGTAGTAGCACAAAGTAATGTTACAGAACCAAGTGGTGTAGATGCTAACACAGGTATATTAATTAAAAATAATACCTGGTCAGGAATACAAATAATTTCAACTGAAGCAACAGGTGGTTTTATAACATTTGGAGATAACGCAGCTGGTTTTGCGGGAAGAATTCAATATTTACACGCAACTAATGATATGGTCTTCGAAACTGCTGCATCAGAAAGAATGCGTATAAATAGTTCAGGAAACGTTGCAATAAGTGGAAATGGAATACAAATAGATAGACCAGACGTTGCAGGAGGAAAACCTTATGTTTTTTGGAAATCTGGTGGAACTACTCAAGCTTCTATTTATGGCGCAAGTAGTGGTGGAGGTTTAAGAATATTTTTAAGTGGAGGTATTGCGGATTTTGATAATAATATTAAAGCAAGTGGCGTTTATTTAGGCGGCAGTGGAAGTGCTAATCTTTTAGACGACTACGAAGAAGGAACTTTTACACCTCGTCTTCAAGCTGCTAGTGGTTCTCAAGTTTCGCATACCAATCAAAATGGCTATTATACTAAAGTTGGTAATCTAGTTACAGTTAGTGGCACAATACGTTGGAATAATAATGGTTCAAATGCTAATACTACAACTAAAATAGAAGGACTTCCTTTTGTTGCAGCAAATGTAACCAATGGCAGGCATGCAGGGAGCTTGGGCGCTATGAATGGAATAGCACAAGGTGATACTCTTAGATTAGTTTTAGATCCTGGGCATGCTGGCGCTTACATTATTCAACAAAATAGTAATAATTATAGCCATAATAATAGTATATCTAATAGTGGGGATATATATGGGTTTAATATAACTTATAAAACATCTTAAAATAAAAAAAATAATGGGAATAGTTAAAAAAACAGAAATAGATAAAATAGAGATTGTTGGTGAATTTAAGTGTATTCAAATAAGACAAGCTATTATTGTTGAGGAAGATGGTATTGAATTATCTAAAACATTTAATAGGTACGCATTAATGCCAGACACGGATATGACTGATCAACCAACAGATGTAGTTAGTATTAGTAATATTTACTGGACAGATGAATTAAAACAAAAATACGCAGAAAGTATAGAAATAGAATAATATGGCACAAACTAAAGTAAAACTTATATCAGACGGGGTAATAGTCCAGGGTAATTTACATGCTAGCCACGGTATAACTACCGCACATATTGGCGAAGGCAGTAACTTGTATTATACAGATGCTAGAGTAGGTTCTTACTTATCAACAAATAGTTTTGCTACAGAAAGCTATGTAGGCACACAAATAGCTAATTTAGTTGACAGCTCACCGGCAACATTAAATACATTAAACGAACTTGCTGCAGCTTTAGGGGATGATCCTAACTTCGCAACAACTACAGCTAATAGTATTGGCACAAAACTTCCATTGGCTGGCGGCACATTAACAGGAGGATTAACAGGAACAACTGCTGGGTTTTCAGGAAGTATAACCGCAAGCGGTAATTCAAATAGTTTTGGAAATACAACTATAGCGGCATTATCGGCTTCAACAGGAACTTTTTCGGCAAGTGTAACAGCGGCAGGAAATTCTAATAGTTTTGGCGCTACAACTTTTTCTGATAGAATTACAGCACAAAATGGAATTACTGTAACTGGTGGTGCTACTGGTGCTGATATTTATATTAACAACACTTCACCAACATTAGGTTTTACTGATACCAATAGTTTTACAGATGCTAATGATATTTATATAATAAGAGGTGCAAGTAATGGTAGCTTACAATTTCAATGGTATGATAATAGTGCTGGTACAACAACACAAACATTTATAATTGACAGTTCTGGTAATGCAACTTTTGCAGGTGATGTAGTAGCTAATGGCGCTATTCAAACTTTAGCATCAAATGCAAATTTAACTATTTCTGGTGATACAAGTGGGAACGTATATTACAATAATACAGCAGGAGAGCATAGGTGGAGAGCTAATGGTTCTTCTGTTAATTCAATGACTTTATCGTCTAGTCTTTTAACAGTAAACGAAAATGCAACTTTTTCAGGAAATGTAGCGGTTATAGGAAGTGCTAAATTTATTGAAGTAGGTTCTGCAAATACAGGTACAAATTTTGGTTTTATAGGATGGAACGCTGCATCAAAATATTTGTTTATAGGTAATTCATACAATAGCGCATATAATGAAGATATAATAATAAACAGTTCAGGAAACGTAGGAATCGGAACGACTTCGCCTTCAACGCAAATACATAATTTACAAAAAACAAACAATAGGGCGGGTGGTTTTTATACTCAACTCCAAGGAAACGCCTATGGTCTTTCTATGTTTGTTAATAGTGGTGGTTATGGGATTATAGGTAGTAACGGAACTTTCACTACGGATGTTTTAACAATGGATTTAAATTCCGGCAACGTAGGAATCGGAACGACATCGCCTACTGAAAAATTAGAAGTAAACGGTGTTATACAAATTAAAAGAATTGGGGATCATCCAGCTATAAGATTTGTAGAAGATACAACAACAAGGGGTTATATAGGAACAGGTGATTGGGCTGTAAATGGTGGTGCTGACGCTGATTTAGGTATATCTTCAGCAGGTACTGGATCATTAATTTTAGGAACAAATTCAGGAAATGGACGTGTTTATATTGTAAACGGCGGTAAAGTAGGAATCGGAACAACTTCGCCTAGTGCTCAATTACATCTTTATAATGCTGGTGCTGGCGGAACGCCTATGCTACAAGTAATGAGCCATGCAACCGCTGCAGGTAGTTTTACGGGAAATTATATGGCAGAATTTTGTCATGCGTTTTCAGGAGTGAACCATACAATGTTGGTTAAAAACAACGAAACAGATGGAGGAAGAAGAACATTAGATGTGGCAGATGGCAATGGTATATTTGCAACATTTACTAATGGCAAGGTGGGAATCGGCACGACTTCGCCTACAAGCCAACTTCATATAAAAAATACATCTGGTGATAATAGAGGGGTATTAGTTGATAATACTGTTGCCGCTAGTTATGCGGAAGTGTCTGTAAAATCAAACCTAAGGGAGTTTAGATTAGGTACTGGCGGTAGTGGTACAAATAATCCTAGGGCTCAAGACATGTTCTATATTTATGATGCAACAACTGGCGGTGCAGCTGGTCACAGATTTGAAATAAGATCAGATGGGCAGCTAGGGTCTACTGTTTATAAAAGCATTGGTGGAAGTGCAGATACACTTTATACTACTTTGAATAATGAGATAGCTGGACATAATGGTAATGGCATGAAGTATTTAGGGCAATTAAATATTAGAGATGGTAGCAGATATTTAGATGTAGCATTGAATACAGCTTCTAATAACATTATGTTTTATATTTATGTAAAAGGATTTTTATATAATAGAGGTATGTATATTTCTTGTAAAGGTGGATATACTTATTCAGGCAGTATAATAAATGTTTTTGGAGGAGATATTTTAGACTCTGGTATTGCAAAAGATCTAAATGTTTACAGAGGAACAAACAGTACAGCGGGAAACTACAGTGGTAATTTATGTTTTAGAATAGACAGTGGATCCAATGGCTATAGTGAAGGTATGATAGAAATATATTTAGGCACTCACTCTACAAGTTTACAAAACGCTCTCAAAATACATTCATATGCTCAAAATGATACTAGCAATTATTACTTTGCACAATAAAATAATATTATGGAAGAATTAGTATACGACGAAAATGGAATTATAATAAGTCACAATGGCCCTGACTTGTCAGGTTTTGCAGGTTTAACACAAACACAAATAAATAATAAAATCGCAGAAAGTGATTTGAATTTATTAAGAGATGTAAGAAATAAAAAATTATCTATAACAGATTGGATGGCCAACAGTGATGTAGCTATGTCAGAAGAGTGGAAAACATATCGTCAAGAACTTAGAGATATTACAAAAAACTATACAAGTTTAATCAATGTAGTATGGCCAACACAACCAAATTAATAAATAAAAATGGCAAACACTAAAGTAACAGGTGATTTAATAGCGAGCTCAACGATAGCTACAGGCAACATAGCGGACAACGCAGTTACTAGCGATAAGATAAGTGGGATTACAACAGCTCATATCACTGAAGGTTCTAATCTGTATTACACAGATGCTAGAGCTGATGCAAGAATAACTGCTGCAACAACTAGTGATTTAACAGAGGGTACAAACCTTTATTATACGGATGCTAGAGCAGATGCTAGAGCAGCTTTATTAGTTGATTCCGCACCTGCAACTTTGGATACATTAAATGAATTGGCTGCAGCATTGGGTGATGATCCTAATTTTGCTACTACAACGGCCACGAGCATCGGGCTAAAAGCGCCGTTAGCCTCGCCTAGTTTTACTGGTAATGCAAGTTTTGCAGGCAATGTTACTTTAGACAATATATTATTAACAACCGCAACTTTACCCGCACAAAACACACCAAGTA